ACTTTGCCGGGACGGAAACCGTCCACTTTCACTTGGCGGGCCAAGCGCTTGAGGCGTGTGTCGACTTCTTTGGCAATCACATCCACAGGCAACGTCAAGGTCATCTTGCGTTCGAGTTTTTCTAATGTTTCAACGGTCACAGCCATGTGGTTTCTCCTAAATAGGCATGTCAGCAGTCGTGTGGTCACGCTGCTTGAAGGTTGGTGCGCGGGGCGTGCATCGTAAATTAAATTAAATCAACAACTTAAACCCATCGCGCGGGATTTATGCGGGAATTAAGTCAAAAGCCCAATCCGACGAAGCCTTAAATTGTAGCAATTGGGCGGTGCCCCCATACGACTACCCTTGCGAGGCTGAGGGCTGCGCTATCGGCACCATCCATCCACGGCCGTCGCGGTAAGGTCTCCCGCACCGATATTGCCGCCTCGGCGCGCCGTGTGGACTTCACGGTAATGGTGGCGGTGTTAAAGCAAATTTGCCTCTGCCTTGCGGCGTTTGATCAACCCTAGCAGCACGCGGCCACCGCCACGCACCCAGCGCATGAGTTGAGTTTTGGCTTGGTCCCAAGCGCCAGCATTCACAACACGGCGAAGGGTTGACGCTTGCAGGGCGCCAAGTCCCACGTTGTAGGCAAAGTCAGCGATGGCACTCAGCCGGTCACCTTTGAGGTTCGGGCAAAGTGCAAGCGTGCCGCGTGCAAATTTGAGTGCGTCCATTCGCATTCGCTGGTCGGCATACTCTTGGGTCCATGCCCTGCCGGGGAAAACATCGGGGCCGGTCGAGCCCCATCCGCAGGTCCACACACCTGCCGGGCACAAGTAAGGCACCAGCTTGCACCCCTCAAAGGTACGAATCAATGCGTAAAGAGCTGCCAGCTCAGTTCGCTCGTTTGTCACGGTTGATCACGCGTGTGGCGAAGTAAAAACCGATGATCACACCCACGAGCTCGCGGTCCCACTCTGTCATGGTCCACCCGCGTGCATTGAGCGCCACCACCCACAGGTAAAGCGCCAGCGAGGCGGCGGCGGGGCGAATAACACCATTCCACAAGTCCACAAGCCAGATGCCAGACCGTTCGGTGGCGCGGCTGGTGGCCTGCAAGAATGCATTGGCATCGATGCGAGCAATGTCGGCGTCGGATTGCACCATTACTTCTTTGACTCCAAGCTCTGATTGCAGCCGTATGCGCTCGCAGTCACGCGCGTGCCGTTTGTCGTCGAGCTCACTTTGAAGTTTGAGCATGGCTTGCTCGTGCTTGTGGTCCTGCCACTTGGTCCACACATCAGCCAACTGGCCCCAGATCATGCGGAATGCAGCACCACCTAAAAACGAAAGAATTGCGCTCATAGAAACACCCCCATGCAGCAATGCTATGGGGGTGCAATAGTGGCGACGGATATTTATTGCAGGGCTTCGCGTTGCTTGCGAAGCTCGTCCAGCTTGTCGCGTTGCTCTTGGTTGTAGCGCTCACGACTGTCTGCCGTCATGGACTGGTTGCGATTCGCGCTTCGAATATTTGCCTGAATTTCTCGGAGCTCTTTACCAAGCGCGGCCTTCTTGTATTCAATGCCGCGCTCAGGGTCCACAGCGCGAATCTTGGTGCCAGTCAGCACATCAGGTAACGTTGTGGACATTGGCATCGGGTCGCCTGCCTTTGTGCGCCCCGTATACGGGCCGAGCTCGGTGTCGAAGGTGTAGGCCGCAGAATCCATGAGCTTGTTGAAGTTGTAGCTGCCAGGCACAAATGGCGCGTTGGGGGCCAGTTGCTTGTAAACGTAGCCCGCACGGGTTTGCGCGGCCTCCCAAGCAGTATCGGACTTCTTCACCAAATCCTTGCCACTGAATGTGTCCACATTCCACGCTATCGCTGCCGCCATAGAGAGCAAAGGATGCGAGGGCATCAAAGGCGCGGGTACGGGCAGGCCATTGGTTTGGTTGTTCACATCGAAAAGGTCACCCAGCGGCACGCGTCGCGTCACATCCATGAAGGCTGGTTTGCCTTCGACATTAAACGGCATACGGACCGCCTTTTGGGTACCAATGGCAGAGCGCCCTTGCATGTAGTCGGGCAAGCCCTTGCGCTCTTTGTCTTCGTCGCCACCGCTGATAAGGTAGCCAAGCCAGTTGGCACCGCTGAGCAATGCAATGGGCGCCAGCAAGCGGTCGGGGCGCGTCATCGCGGTGTGAAGCACCATCGGCACTGCTTTGTAGGTGTATGAGAAAAACGGGCTGTAGACGCGTTTTATGTTCTCAACGCCCTCGGGTATGTCAGCATAGTTAAAGACATAGCGCTCAGTGTCCTCGATGGCCTGTTCAGGCGTCATGCCCGCCTTGCGACGGTCGACATAAATCATCAGCTTAAAAAATTGGTCTTCGAACTCGTAGGCGCGTTGCATGTTCTCCCGGTACCAACTCACGGGCTTGCCTGTCTTTTTCAAGAACTCTGCCATCTTGGAAACCCGCGACGACGCCACACTTTCAATATCAGCCATGTCGGCCAAATCAGGCATGAGCAAGTTTTGAATTTCCATCGTTGCCCACTCGGTACCAAACAAGCCTTTGTCCACCGCCTCTTTGTAATACTGGCCCTTTGTTCGGTACTCGCGCACAGTGTTGCGCCAGTTGGCAGGATTGGCCGGATTGAGGCCAGCGAAGTGCATCACGAAAATGTTGCTCACCACATTGTTGCCGTGGCTGACTGGGTTCCAAACCGTCTTACCCTCTTTCCACCAGCCAAGCGCCTTGTCGTAGGCGGCCATGAGCACGCCTTTTGGTTGGGTGTTGCGCTTGAGCGAATCGGCCACTTGTGGCTCGACATACATCCCAGCCAGTGCGCCATAGGTCTTGGTGCCGGGTGCGCCCTTGATTTCAGCATTTGGCACCTGCACCCAACCACCGGGGTTGTAAGTCTTGGCCAAGTCGGGATTGTTGGCCACGGCCTTGAACAAGCGGCCAATGGCCACATCGCGCTGGGTTTCAACATAGCCCATTGCATATCGCAACACCGCGTCGCGCACTTCGCCCATGTCCTGTCGCTCGCTCTCGGTGAAGTCGCGCCACATGACAATCTTGGTGCCGTTGTATTTCGCTGGAATCTTGCCGCCCGAATTGAGAACATCGAGCAAGTTTTGCGGCAGGTTGTCACCGTCGGCCAAACTCGACACCTTCCAACCAAACCTCTTGGCCAGCTCGACCTTTTCGACGGGCACCTCATTGACAAGGCCGCGTGACTGCAAGCGAGCACCACGAATCTTCATGCGCGTTTTGGTGAACCACGACATGAACATTTGCTTGTTGGTGAGCTGGGCCATCAGTGGCGTTTTGTATAGGCGCGGCAGGTAGTTTTGCACCAAACGGTCCTCGGACAACATACCAAGCTCAACCAGCTCGCGAGCCTGTGTTTCCAATGCGGCAGTGATTGACGCTGCCAGCTCCACCATTTCCTGCGGTGGCACATCGCCCACCTTGGCTTGGTTTTCAATCATGTCGGACAAGAGCACGCGTTGCTCTGGCGTCAAGTCCATGCCCTTCTCTGCAATGGCTTTGGCGCTTTCTGTGGCCTTGTTCTGGTCTACACGGAATTGGCGCATCATCTGCTTAAATTCGGCTGGGCGGTTATCTGCCAGCTTCACGCGGCCCAAGTAGTCTGTGGCGTAGGTGGCCATCCGGTCGTAGAGCTTTTTGCCAAGTGCCCACTGCTTGCGGCCGGTTGCATCCACCGCGGTGCTGAATGCGTCTTTGCCAGTGATGGGCTCAAACTTGTGACCGGGCTTGTTGAGGTCGAGCTCGGCTTGGTCATTTTTGTTTTTAATGTCTTCAACGAAGCCATATTGACCATTCAGCATTGTTTTCGTGATTCGTTGACCTTGACCTTCCATGACATTTTTGATTGCCCGAAGAATTGGTGCATCGGTGCGCATGCCAAGAGCGCCCTTGATGTACTCCATCATTTCAACAAGCCATCGCTTAGCCTTAGCCACCCACGTGCCTTCAACTTTATAGCGCTTGGACAAAATATTGGTGGCATTCACTGCCCAAAATTCAGACGCGTTGTAAAGTTGATAGTGTTCTTCATATTTGAGCGCTCCACTTAAAAAACCTTGCATCACGCGCTCTTTTGCCTTCGCATCACCAACACTGGCAGCTAGCATGCTTTGCATTAATTTTCGCGTCATCTCGTCGGCCTTGGCCCAAGTTGCGTCATATGCTTTTTGGTACTCTTTGAGAATGCCGTTTTGAATTTCAACGGGCATCATCCGCTCGGTGTGATGCAAAATTTCATGCACCACAGTCGTGCTGTTAGCGCTGCTTTTGAACAAGCGCATCACTCGGGACGCTGGGTTGTACTCGCCTGCCGTCCCGTTTCTTTCACCCTCAGGCAAACTGATACCCAAGTCGTTTGCCAAGGCCGGATTCTTCGCCAGCGCCCACAATGCAAAGTCCACCGTATCCTCACTCAACTCACCCTTGCGCTTTGCGCGCATCAATCGCTCAGTGACCCATTCAGGTCCGCGCTCGCGACCTTTTGCCATTGCACGTTCGTGCTGAGATTCGTTGCGCGCTTGAATGCGCTCGATGAGGTCTCGCACTCCCTCGCGGTATTGGTCCTGCGTGATTTTCTCGGCGTCTAGTTTTCTCTCTAGTGCTTTGAGTTTGGCCAGCACATTGGTCCGCACTGTCTCGGGTAGCCTCGTCAATATGCTGTCGGATACGCGGGGGATGTCGAAAAGCATCACGCCCGTTTCAGTCTCTTTTGATTTAAGCGTGCTCACAAATGCATCAAATGCCCCATTGATCGCAACGCGCTCTTTACCATGTGGATATGGCCGCTTCACACCCCAAGGTGTCAAAAGCCCAATGTTTTCAGGGGCGTAGTTTAAGAACGGACTGCGTGCGCCTTGTGCTGCAATCTTGTCTTCGATGTAGCCTTGAAAAGCACGTGCCGCCATTTCGTGGGGGGTGGTCCAGTAGTCTTGACCGCGACCTTGATCAAGCTCTTTCGCATTCATAGCAAATTCTGTTGGCACCGTCTTGGTTTTCTCGGCACCAGATTGCGCTTCAGCAAGCATCTTCAAACGCTGGCTGTATCGCATCATGTCTCCGCGCAGGTAGTCCATTACACCGTGCTGATTGGTTGCATCAAAGCCGGTGCGCCCACGGACAGCTTTGTAAATTGCATTCAATTTTTCAAGCGCCTCGTTACTCCAGCGCGAACCGTTGCGACTTTTTGTTGCGTCCACTGCCATCAAACCAATTTCCAGCGCCTCCCCTTGAATGATCTGGTTGGCCACGGTGTCAAACTCTGCCAGTTGCTCCGCAGTCGCTGGTTTGTTGTGACGCTTATAGAGTTGCACATCTCGCTGCATTGAAAGAGCTTTACGCAAGCCGTCAAGACGCTCGGCCACATCGTTGCGAGTTGCCGCCACAAACTTGTCGGCCTTGGCCGTGTCCTCAACATATTGCTCAGCTTTCTTGAACATTGTTTGCATGACATGGTTGTATGCATCGCGCAACTCTTGTCGTACTCCTGAATTGACGCGCTTGAACCCGCTGCTGGCCATGTCGTCCTCACCGCCTCGGACTTCGAATGTGCGGGTGCCGTCGGCCGCAATTTCCCACTGGCTTGAGGCTTTGCCATCTTGGCGTGCGAAGTAATGGTCCAAAGCATGAAACCACTCATGGGCTAATGCGCCAGCACCATGCATTTTGGTGAGATTGATTACAGCGCGCTCCTGCTCATAGTGCGCGCGCGCGCCGCTCAAACCTTTGCCTCGGGCGCCAAATGCAAGCGCCAAATCACCGTTCAACCCAATGGCCTTTGGCGGAATGCCCATCACCTCGGCCAAGTCCATGAGACCGTCATAGGCGGCATTCATTACCTCTTGGCGCTCAATTTGGTTGTTCCAATTACCAAACTCCACACCTCGAAAACCAAATGTTTCCATGACATCGCTACCCTGCACATCGCCCTTGCGGCGCTTGATACCCGTGCGATCGGTGTTATCTGGCGTTGGTAAATCTGCTTCACCAAATGTGGTGTTGGTCTCCAAAATTTCTTGCGCGTGCGTGGCCATGTACTCCAATGCAGCAACGCGCGACTGGAAAACTTGGTCAACCACCTTCACGCGTTTGCGGTCGTTGATATCGCGCCAAATTTCATAGCTGTATTCGCCGTCGTCACGCTTTGCGCCCGTCGGCACCGCTCTGTGCTTCATGGAAACGGCAGCCAATGGAATAGCGTCTAACGCTTCTTGCTCTGTTGCGTATGTGCTACTGCGACCGCCCACCTGCTTGGGTCTTCCCATGAAGTCTTTGCTTCTGGTGTCGCGAATAACCCATCGGCCCTCACCCTCGCCTGATACGATTTCCGAAACATCAAACCGTCGCGACCATGCGGGACGATCATCAAGTGGTTTTGTTTTATCGGTGCGCCCAGTGCGAACTCCCGTGTCTTTGCGAGCACCGCCAATTTTTTCGCCCAAGTCTTCAATTTTCCCAGCTTGCGGTGCCGTTTGTGCTTCCTGTTGCTCGGGGGTGGCACTGAAAATGTCTTGCTGGCCTTGCGCGGCGGCCACATCGGCAGGACGATCGCTGCCAGTCAAAGTGAAGTTGTCGCGTTCGGCGTCGGCTTGTGCCTTTTGCTCGGCTTCGCGCTCTTGTTGCTTGCGCTCTTGCTCGGCTTGTTCGAGCTTGACCAAGCGGTCTTCTATGTCTTGAGGCGTGTAACTGGTTAGTCCTTGACCGGCTTGCTCTGCGCTTGCTGCTGGCGCTTCGCTTTGTTGGCCACCATGGCTGCCAACATTTTCACTGCTTGCTGGCTGGGCT